AGCTGGATCAACTGATATCGGCGTAACGTGGGGCGATACCCACTAACAAAGGGAATACAACTATGGCATTCAAATCTGTAACGACCACTGGACCCATCGAATGGGCACGTATCTTCGAAGATAGCCGTGACATGAAGGGCTACCAAGACGCCTACGTAGAATGTGAAGGTGCTTACACTCTCTCTCAGATCCTGAGCAAGGAAGAGTTCCAGAAGTTGCAGCAAGCTGGCACACAGAAGAAGCCAGTGCAGAAGCGTCTGATGGATGGTGAGCTTGTCATTAAGTTTGAGCGTAAGCATAAGGTCACGACCAAGGATGGTACTACTATCCTCAAGGCAGGTGGACCACCTAAGGTGCTTGATGCTGAAGGTAAGCCTTGGACTGCTGATCACGGTGCTATCGGTAATGGTTCAGTGGCTGAGGTTACCAACTTGATCTCTACCTTCAAAGGTCAAGATGGTAAGCCTATCAGCCGTACCTCTCTGACCAAGGTCAAGATCGTTGAGTTCCTGCCCTACACCCGCCCTAATCAAGAGGAAGCAGCGTAATGCGGTTCACGTTTGGAATGTATGACGACGATGATGGTGACTATCGCGCTGTCAATATCGAAGGTCAGGCAGAGACAGTCCCAGAGGTACTAGAATTGTTCCTGTCCTTTATGCAAGGTTGCACTTACTCTTATGTGAACCAGATCGTAGCTGTCTATGACAACGGCAAAGAAGTGGGTACATCACTTTGACAAAGATCAATGCCCGACTGATTGGACTTACTCAACCAACAATCGAGGCTCGTATCCCTAATTCGGAAGGCATCCTAGCATACTGCGCTAGGGTGTCTAACCCCTCTAACCAAGACAACTTCGACACGGCAGAGAAACTTCTGAACTACTGTGTCAAGAACAAGCATTGGTCAGTCTTTGAAATGGTCAATGCTGTGGTCGAGGTAGAGGCTCCGAGGGATATTACCCGACAGTTGTTGCGTCACCGCTCATTCAGCTTCCAAGAGTTTAGTCAACGCTACTCTGATGAGATTGAGTTTACGGATCGTGAGTTCCGTAGGCAAGATAACAAGAACCGTCAGAATAGTGTTGCTGATCTGCCTCCGTATACCCTAGAGACAATGCAAGAAGAGGTGAGAGGTGTCACAGGAGAGGCCAAGGCAGCTTACAAAAATGCCCTAGCACACGGGGTGGCTAAAGAGTGCGCTCGCGTGTTTCTCCCCGAAGGGCTTACCATGAGTCGCCTGTACGTCAATGGCACACTACGCTCTTGGTTGCACTACCTTGAAGTTCGTGATGATCCCGGTGTAACCCAGTGGGAACATGTTGTGATGGCTCGTAAGATCAAAGAGGTGCTGGTCCCGGCATTTCCCACAGTCTTCAACCTGACAGGTAATGCGTGACAAAACGCATCCTGATTGATGCAGACCCTTTTGCTTACAGGGCTGCTTTATCCAAAGACAACGACACTATTGGTGGGGTTCTGGAAAAGATTGATGAACTGTTCAAAGATAGTGTCGAAGCAGTAAAGGAGAGGTATGGGGATGACCTAACATACAAAGCCTTCTTGACAGGCTCAAACAACTTCCGCAAGGAACTCTGTGAAAGCTACAAAGGCAACAGGAAAGCTGAGAAACCTGTGTTGCTAAGTCTCGCCAGAGAGTACATCCTTGACAACTATATCTCTGAACTTTCAGACGGGGAAGAGGCTGATGATGCAATCGCTATACAGGCTACGAAGTTGTACCCTAATGCAGTGATTGTCTCTATCGACAAGGATTTCCGACAAGTCCCTTGTAAACTCTACAACCCAACTAGACGAGAGTGGTCAGACATCGAACAGTGGGAAGGTCTGTTGTTTTTCTATCAACAACTGCTGATGGGAGACAGGGTTGATAACATTGTTGGTGTCTGGAAGGTTGGTGAGATTACTTCTGAGAAAATCCTTAGAGGGGCTACCACAGAACAAGAAATGTGGAAACGCTGTCTTGAGGCTTATGAAGGCGACTATGACCGTGCAGTAATGAATGGGAGACTGTTGTGGCTAAGACGTTACGAAAACCAAATGTGGGAACCCCCAAGTCTAGAGGGTATCGCTCAGGTCTAGAAGGCAAGGTAGCCAAGCAGTTAGAACAACAGGGTGTGAAGATCGAGTATGAAACAACAAAGATCAAGTACGTTGTTCCAGAAAGCCTTCACACCTACACCCCAGACTTCGTACTTCCTAACGGGATCATCGTAGAAACCAAAGGAAGGTTTGTGGTAGCAGACAGAAAGAAACACCTACTGGTTCAGCAACAATATCCTGATCTAGACATTAGGTTTGTCTTTTCTAACTCTAAGACGAAGATCAGCAAAGGTTCTAAGACTTCCTATGCTGATTGGTGCAACAAGAATGGCTTCACATTCGCAGATAAGGAAGTGCCTGAACAATGGTTGAAATTGTAAATGTCCTTCGTGGCCCAATTCACTCCTCTGAAATCCCTGATTGGGATATTGATGATGATGGGTTTGGGTTGCCATATGGAGAAGGCTACGTTCTGACCGCGACTGTTCGGGATGATCGTGGCGTACTGTACGAAGAAGACCTGATCTATGAAGACTTCGACGATGCTATGGAGATTGTAGACCACTTCTGCGATCAGATCGTCCCTTACAAATGGATGGATACGTTTTGACAAGATACCGTAAGAAGCCTATCGTAATTGAGGCAGTTCAATGGGTTGGCGACAACGCGAACGAAATTACAACCTTTCTTGGTGGAGCTGCGTGGTGGACGACTATTGGCCCAGTCATCACTACCTTGGAGGGTGACCTTCACGCATCTGTTGGCGACTATATCATCAAGGGGGTTAAAGGTGAGTTCTACCCCTGCAAGCCAGACATCTTTGAAGCAACCTATGAGCGTGTCAATGAGTAAAACAGTAATCGTATGGACATGCGCCCATGCACATCCAGATGTAAGCAATGAACGCTTCACTTGGTTGGGTGACTTGATCGAAGACGTAAAGCCTGACTACTGTGTTGACCTTGGTGATGGTGCTGACATGCAGTCCCTAAACACCTACGATACACGCTACCCACAGGCTATTGTGGCACAGTCCTACCAGAAGGACATAGAGGCTTACAATGAGGCTCAGGATCGTATCTGGGGTCGCTACAAGATCAGTAAGAAGAAGCGCCCTTATCGGATTGGGTTTGAGGGCAACCACGAAAACAGGATCAAGAAGGCTATCAACCATGATCCACGACTAGAGGGGAGTAGATATGGAATCTCATTTTCCCACCTTCAAACAGACTACTGGTTCGATGAATACCACGGATACAGAAACTCAGGCCCTTCACTTGCTGAGTACGACGGTGTTCTATATGGCCACTACGTTAGTAGCGGTAACTTTGGTTCAGCTATGTCTACTAAGCATCATGGCTACAGCCTTGTCGAAAAGCTGGCTCATAGTTGCACTGTTGGTCATAGCCACAAGTTCCATTATTATCGGAAGGCGGATGCTCGTCCTACTCCGCTTAATGGCCTTGTTGCAGGATGCTTCAAAGGGTCTGAGGAAAAGTGGGCAGGACAAGCTAATGCAGAGTGGTCCAAAGGAGTAGTGATTAAACGCTACGTCGAGAGTGGTGACTACGATCTTACTTGGGTTTCTCTAAAGGCTCTGGAAAAAGAATATGGTCAACGAAGTTAAAATCTTGGGGTACAGGGTCTATGTGGTAGATAAAGACTATCTGTACTACGACACAGAAGAAACGGCTATATCGGCAGCTAAGATGTTTGCTACAGAAAGTCGAAAGACTAAAGCAACAGTGGTCATGGAAGTAGAGGTCTGGAACAGTGGGCAAACGTGACAACGACAAGTTCGAGAGGAAGGGTCGTGACTTTTATGCAACAATCGACCCTGCTGCTGTAAATGCTCTGGTCGAACATCTACCTCTACCCACAGCCTTCATCGAACCTTGTGCTGGTGCTGGTGATCTAATCAACGAACTGTGCAGGCATCATGGTGTAGTTTGTGTGGGCGCAATGGACATTGAACCACAAGCAAAGAATGTGGAACAACGAAACTGTCTTACCCTTAGTTGGGTAGGGCCAGAAGTAACTCACTTCATCACTAACCCACCCTTTACATGGGACATGCTAAAGCCTATTCTAGACCACCTACCTACCCTAGCACCTACTTGGTTGTTGTTGCCTGCTGACTACATGCACAATGTACGAGTAGGCCCCTACATGGCTAAGTGTGCTAAGGTGGTCAGTGTAGGACGGATGTACTGGGAGAACAACAAGAAGAAGGGTGTAGATAACTATGCGTGGTATCTCTTCACCAACAACGAGACTGAGACAACATTCTATGGAAGAAAACCGTGAGTAAAGAAGACATCTTGAAACTCATCGAAGATCGTGGGTTTGTGACTATCCTAAAGGACCATGACCTTACCTTGTGGAAGGTACTTGAAATCCTAGACGATCTTGGTTACATCTTCTTAGAGAGGTATGAGGACGAATACTGATGGCTAAATGGTCTGTATATGATGAAGAGGAAGACATGATTAACGAAACGGATATTGACGCATTTGCTCGAACCAGCGATTTCAACTGGTTTCAGAGTGAGTGTCAGAAGACTGCGATCTACCCTAAGCAACAAGGTCTAGCCTATACTGCTTTGGGCCTAGCCTCTGAGGCAGGGGAATATGCAGGCAAGATCAAGAAGGGTATCCGTGATGGCACCTTTGATGATATTGGTGCGGCTGCTGAACTTGGTGATGTGTTGTGGTATGTTGCCATGTCTGCACATGAACTGGGTTATACGATGGATGAGATTGTTCATGGTGTTGTCAATAAACTCCGTGACCGCCAGAAACGAGATGTAATCAAAGGAAGTGGGGATAACCGCTAATGAATAACTACCTGCCAACCGACTATCAGTCCTTCATTCACACATCACGCTATGCTCGTTGGTTGGATAAAGAGAACCGCCGTGAGAACTGGGGTGAGACTGTCTCTCGCTACATGACCAATGTGGTTGTCCCTAAGACCCGTGACGAGGTTATCCTTGATGATCTGGAAGAGGCTATCCTCAACCTTGATGTGATGCCTTCTATGCGGGCTGTGATGACTGCTGGCCCTGCCTTGGAGCGTGACAACACGGCTGGCTACAACTGTTCCTACCTGCCTGTGGACGACCCCAAATCCTTTGACGAGGCTATGTTCATCCTTCTGTGTGGCACTGGTGTTGGCTTCTCTGTGGAGCGTCAATACATCAGCAAGCTGCCTGAGGTTCCTGAGCAACTGTTTGCTTCGGAAGATGTGATCGTTGTCCACGACAGCAAAGAGGGTTGGGCTAAGGCTCTGCGTAAGCTGATTGCTATGCTCTATGCAGGGGAAATCCCTAAGTGGGACGTGTCTAAGGTTCGTCCTGCTGGCGCTAAACTCAAGACCTTTGGTGGTCGTGCATCTGGTCCTGCCCCTCTGGTGGAATTGTTCCAGTACACGATTGAGAAGTTCAAGGGTGCTGCTGGTCGCAAGCTGTCTTCTATTGAGTGCCACGACATCATGTGTAAGATTGGTGAAGTTGTTGTGGTAGGCGGTGTTCGTCGCTCTGCAATGATTTCTCTGTCGAACCTGTCTGATGATCGTATGCGTCACGCTAAGTCAGGTATGTGGTGGGAAGGTAATGCTCAACGTGCTTTGGCTAACAACTCTGTGGCCTACACTGAGAAGCCTGACATGGAAACCTTCATGCGTGAATGGCTCTCTCTGGTGGAAAGCAAGTCTGGTGAGCGTGGTATCTTCTCTCGCCCTGCCTCTAAGAAACAAGCAGCTAAAAATGGACGTCGTGATGCGAACCAAGACTTTGGCACGAATCCGTGCTCGGAGATTATCCTTCGCCCTTATCAGTTCTGCAACCTCACGGAAGTTGTCGTCCGTGCAACCGACACGCTCAAAACCCTCGAAAAGAAAGTAGAGCTTGCCACGATCCTTGGGACCATCCAATCGACGTACACCCATTTCCCTTATCTGCGTAAGATTTGGCAGAAGAACA